GTGTGGCAGTTAAGGTTAATGATTCCTATGTAATATACAATCCTGAAAATGGTGTATGTGATGTAACTGAATTTTTAATTGAATCTAATAATTTATATAGGATACCATCTGTCCAAGTTAACAAAGGGGATATAATTCTGACATCTGGTAATAAACCTGCTTATATAACAAATGTAATTCAAAATGATCAAAAAACTACAATTTAAATATATAGTTATTATGACAACACAATAAATACTTATTTACCAACTAAAAATATATTAGGAATGCCAATTTTCACAAAAATAATATCAATATTTGATTTAATGAATGTATCTAATAATATATCTAACAATATAAACGGCACTCAGCAAATTAATCAATTGCTACCGTTTATGTTGCTAAATAATAATAGTGAAGAAACTGAAATAAAAGATATATTAATGCTTAATATGATGTTGGGAGGAAATTCTCAAGGTCTTAATCCATTATTATTTTTAATGAAAAACGATAATAATTTGCAAGATGTCTTCCCATTAATGCTTTTAAATCAATCAAATTTAAATAATTTTATGTTTAACAATTTGGAAAATAGTTCAAAAAATAATACAGAAGTATAAATTTAAAATTTGTGAAATTTAACGAAATCAACATTTTTAATTTTAAATAAAACTTGGAAGAAAGGAGGAAAATCATTTATATGATAAATGTACTAGAAACACCCTATAAGTCAATTCAAGTAGAAACTAAAGAGAATGGTATTCAGACTATTTCCGAAGGTAATAAAATAAGTTTTACTACCGAAAATGGTGAATTAAAAGAAGGTACTATTACTGGATTTATAGGATCGAAGCCCGAAAAAGTTGAAATTGAAATAATTCCTAGTGGCGAAAATCATAAAGAAATTTGGAAAGTTATTGATATGATTGAAGGAAGTTTGAAGTTGGTCGAAGATGAATAAATTTTTATTTATTAATAAGTAAAATAGAAAAATAAAAATGGAGGTATAGTTATACATATGGCAAAAGAAACAAAGGGGAAAAACAAAGGACTAGAATTACCCCAAACTAGAGGAAATTTTCAGGTTAAGGGTATTGTAACAGGTACACAAAAGGATAATTTTTACAAGGAAACTCAAACCAAAACCCAAAAACCTTGGAGAATACTTAATTTTGGAGTAAAGAACAACAAAGATTCTACTATTTATGTCACTCTTTCCGATGGTGAAAAGGATAAGGTATATTTTTATAAGAGTGAAACTGTTGATGGAAAAAGAAAATCCGATGTTCAAGATATTCCTTGGAAAGATAGATTTAAATTCAATAAAGAAGGTTATCGCCTTATTGGTGTTAACACTGGTGTTTCTAAAATCACAGACAATAAGGGTAATGAAGTAAACGATAAGAAAATGCTTACCGGATATGATGCTTGCAAGGAAATCAGTGATAATTTGGTTGATGACCAGAGTGTATTTATTAGAGGTACTATTGATTATAGTCATTATGAAGTTAATGGCGAAACCAAAAGAGCAGTTAAATTTGTTCCCAACCAAGTGTCACTTTGCAAAGATGTAGATTTTGATGAAGAAGATTATGTTCCTATTGCTGATTTTACACAAGTTATTATATTTACTGGTATCGAACCAGAAGATGAAAGTAAAAAACGGTTTATTGTTTCTGCTAAAATAGTTAATTTTAATTCTATTGAAGATGCTGAATTTATCATAGATAAAAAAGACTTAGCGACTACATTCAAGAAAAATCTTAAACCTTATACTGCTATTAAAGTATGGGGCAATATCTCAGTTATGAAAGATATTGAAGAAGTAGAGGTTTCCGATGGTTGGGGAGAAGAAAATAAAATGGATAAGATTAATTCTCCTACTAAGAGGGAATTGATAATTACTGGTGCAGACCCTAAGACCATTGATAAAGAAACTTATGCAGAAGAAGTTATAGAAAATGCTTTGGCAAAAATCAAGGCAAGCAAGGAAGCAGAAAATGAGTTTGGTGTATCTGATGAGTGGGGTAGTGTAGGTAATAGTGGTTCAGATGATGGTGATGATGAACCGTGGTAAAAATTTAATTTATAGGAAGTGAATAAATTTCACTTCCTATAAATTACTAAAATAAATAAAATAATATAATATATTGGAGGAATTATATATATGGCAGTAGCAAGACAAGGGAATTTAGTACAAAGTAAAATTCAAATGTTGGTTTATGGCGAGCCGTTTACTGGTAAGAGCACACTTGCTTCACAATTTGCATATATGAAACGTCCAGATGAAAAGCCGTTTCGAGTTTTATTCTTAGATGCTGAATCAGGTGGTTTGGATGATTTAATGGAAGATATTCAAGATAATGGTATTGATTTAAGAAACTTATACATAGTATATACACAATCTTTAGCAGAAGTTAGAGAATATATTAAAAAAGCAAAAGAAAAAGAAGATTTTTATATATTAGATGAAGATGGCAATGAAACAGATGATATTGTATTAGATGCAGATGGGCATCCATTTAGACCTGACGCTATTGTTATTGATGGTTCAAGTGTTCTCAATCTAACAACTAAACATGGTTTAGTAGAATTATCAAAACGTAGAGCTAAGGTAAAAGCAGATAAAGCAGGATTACTTGGTGATGAAAAATTTGTTCAAATTGAAAATAGTTTTCTTGAATTACGTGATTATCAAGTAATTAATTTCAAAGGGCAAGATTTAGTATTAGACCTTACAGGTTGTGGATTACACTATATTGTCACAGCAAGAGAAACGGATGAAAAAGTAACACAAAATATTAATGGGAAAGATGTTACTGTTACAACTGGAAGGAAAATACCTGAAGGTTTTAAGCAAATGGATTATAACGTAAAAACTGTTTTAAGACTGTATCGTGATCAAGATGATTATGAAACTGTTAAAGCATATGTTTTGAAAGATAGAACAAAAGTACATAAACCAGGGGAAATTATTGAAGATCCTTCACTGATTGATTGGCAAGCGGTTATTGATAAAACTGCTAATAGAAGTGATTTTGTTATTAATAATAATCTTTCTAAAGCTATTAACAAAGAATATGAAATGGCAAAAAAAGAAGTTATGGGTAAAGAAGATGAGAGTAAAAATGATGAACAAAATTCTATCAATGATGCTCAAGAATTAATTAAACAAATTGATGAAAAATTAAATAGTTTATCTCCGGTAAATAAAAGTCAAGCAAAAAAGAAAGTTACAAGTGAAGGATTACCAACAAATTATAAGAAATTAACTGACATAGATAAATTGAAAGAAATATTGAAAGTTATTAGTGAGGTTTGATAAAAACTTAAAAGGGAGGTTAACCACCTCCCTTTCTGGTTAAAGAGGTGATAAATATAAGTAAAATATATACATATGATAATTTTATTGAGGATGTTAAATTAAAATTTCCTGATAGTTATACAGAATATTCTTTTGATGGTTTTATTAACAAAACCACATTTTTTACAGTTAAACATAATTGTAAACACAATCATCAATGGACAACTAAACCATATTTGTTTTTACATTCAAAAGGATGTAGCAAATGTCGCTTAAAAAAATATTCTATAGAAAAAACAAAAACACATGAACAATTTTGTAGAGAAATAATAGAATTATATGGTGATGAATATACAGTAATTGGTATTTATATAGATGCAATAACTCCAATAAAAATAAGACATAATGTTTGTGGGCATGAATGGAATAGTATTCCAAACAATTTTTTAAGAGGTAAGGTATGTCCGAGGTGTCAAGCAATAAAAAGAGGATTAGAAAAGAAAAAGACTACAGAACAATTTAAAGAAGAAGTTTATCAATTAGTTGGTGATGAGTATAAAGTTATAAGCGAATATATTTATTCAAGAGAAAAAATACTTATGAAACATAATATATGTGGTACTGAATATCCAGTATATCCTTATTCTTTTCTTGCAGGTGCAAGATGTCCTACTTGTTATGGAACTGTTGTAAAAACACAAGAACAATTTGAAAAAGAAATATATGAATTATTTCAAGGTGAATATATAGTTAAGGATACATATATTAATACAAAAACACCTATAAAATTTTTACATACAGTTTGTAATAAGGAAAGTTTGTTAATTCCAGAAAGATTAATTTCAGGTAAGCAATCATGTAGGCATTGCTCAACAAAATCAATAGGAGAGAAAGCAATACGAAAATATTTAGAAAATAACAATATAAAATATAAAAGTCAATATTATTTTAAAGATCTCAAAGGTTTGGGCGGCAGATATTTGCGTTTTGATTTTGGTATTTTAGATGAATATGATAATTTATTATTTCTCATTGAATATGATGGATTATATCATTTTACCCCTAGAAGAGATAAAGAAACATTTTTAAAACAACAAGAATATGATAAAAGAAAAGATGAATATTGTAAAAACAATAATACAAAATTAATTAGGATACCATATTGGGAGTATAAAAATATCAATGTTATTTTAGATGAGTTATTAAAGTAGGTGATTATATTAATGACTATAAGTATTACTCGAAAATGTAAATGTTGCAAAGAATATCTCGATATAGAAAAAGACAATTTTGTTTATTACAAAAAAAGGTATTATCATTTTGATTGTGCGATTAATGAAACATTAGATAGAAAAAATAATAAACTTTCTAAAGAACAATGTGTTGATAAATTTACACAACTTCAAAATGAAAACCGAGAAGAAATAAATAATATAATCAATAAAGAAAGGTTATATAAATGGTTGCAAAATACATACAATACAGTTGTTTTACCTAGTTATTTTTATATAAAAATGGACGAAATATTTTCAGGTATATATAAAGGATTGTCTAAAGATATACCCCCTGAAGATTTACTTGATATGTGGAAACGAAAGAAAAATGAATTAGACAGAATAAATAATTCAAATAGCAGGAAAGGTAAAAATTTAATTGGAGTTGCTAGGATAAATTATGATTTGGCAATATTATTGAACAAATATGATAGTTATTTGAAATGGAAAGAGGATCAAAAACTATTAGAAAATGAAAAACAAAATATAATTAATGAGGCAAACAAACCTAAAATTAATTATGATTTAATTAATAAATCAGTTGAAAAAAATAAAAATACAAGCACTAACATTAATGATTTATTAGATGAGGTATTTTAAATGACAGATATACTAGAAGAAAAAGAACCTAGAAATATTCAAAATGAAATTCTCTTAGTGGGAAGTTTTTATAAAAACCCTGATTTGTATGTTTCGTGGGGACAATACATAAGAAGTAAATATGATTTTGATGATGAAGCAACTAAATTTTATTATGATTGTTTTGAATTAATGTATAAAACCTTTGCACAATCAATTGAAGAAACAAAAGTGAATACATTTATGAGTCAAGATAAAAATCGTTTAAAAACTTATAAAAAATTTGGGGCATATAAAACAATTACACAATGGATGTCTTTAGCAGATGTTGAAGATTTTAAAAATTATTTCAATATAGTTAAAAAATATTCATTAGTTCGTGAATATCAAAGAAATGGATATCCAGTTCAAAAAATTCTTCAACATAAAAGATTTAATGAATGGTCTGCACAAGATATTTACAAAATGATACGGGCAAAAGCTGATAAAATAAATACTGTAATATTGGCTAATGAAGAAAGTATAGTTTTAAATGAAAATATCAATAAAACTATTAATGGATTTATTTTTAAACCACAAATGGGGTTGCAACTGCCCTGGGAATTAACCAACGAAATGTTTAAAGGTTGTAGGTTAGGGAAAGTAGTTTTTAATGGATTTTTAAGCAATGAAGGTAAAACTCGTAATCTTATGAAATTAATTGCTTATATAACCTTAGTTAAAAATGAGAAATTTTTATTATTAAGCAATGAAATGGATGAGGAAGATTTACGAAGTGCATTAATTACTACTGTAGTAAATAATAAAGAATTTAAAGAATTACATGGAGTAAATATTATAAAACCTGAAAGAGAAATAGTATTAGGATTATATAAAGATGATAATGGTAAATTTATTACAAGAATGTGTGATAAAGATGGAGTTTTTATAGAAAGTGAAGAAGATTATATAAAAAGAATTCAAAAAAATTCTAGTGAGTATAACAAAATTATGGAAATTGGAAAATGGATTGATGATAAAAAAAATATGCAAATATTTTTTAAGGACGTTGGAATGAATTATTCAAACATGGAACTTGAATTTGAATATAGAAAACATAATATTATTCATGGAGTAAAATATGCTGGATATGATACATTAAAGGGGTTCGGAACTGACGATTGGCAAACAGTAAAGCAAACTGCAACAAAACTTAAAGAATTAATGAAAGAATTAAGGATG